AGGATTGAACTGAGACTTTGTTCCACCCTTGCCGTCGGAGATCAATGTCGTTGTTCCCATGAGTTCGTAACGATCAATCGCATGGTCGAATGCAACTCTGATTAACGGGTAATTCAAACGTGCGCAAATCTGTTCGATCAATGTTGTCTTGCCTGTGCCAGTATGTCCTGACAACCAAATGTTTTCACCGTTGGCTAAGCCCATGAGGATAGGAAGTAAGCTCTCGATCTTGAATACATAATTGGGATTGATCTCAGGTACGTGAGGATGTTTGCCATCCCATTCATAGCCAGTGATGGGGAAAGAAACGTTGGCTTTCTTGAGCACTGGGAAGAGAGTTTCAACTTTGTACTCTTTAGACTTACCGCTCGGAATGTTTCCATCGGACGCAGGTACTTCAAAGGATGCAGACTGTTTGGTTGACAACGTAGCAACCTGAGCCGTGAGTTCAGATACTTTCTGCTCTAAGGTTTTAACCTCTTCCTTTTTACCTGCGCATTCATTGGCTAATGCAATAAGCTCGGATGCAGAAGGAGCACCAGTGGGTTTTAACACTGCGTCAATAATGTTCTTTTGATTGTCGGTAAGAGTAAACATGGTTGTTCCTTTAGTTGCAGGTTCTAATTCACGAATGCCAACTCGAGTGGATAACTTGGATAGGCCATTGATTAACGCAGGAAAAAAAAGCTTGGTGTTAATCGGGTTGCCGTTCAGTACATCAGTAAGCAAATCGCCATAAGCATTACTGTCGTAGCAGTAGTTGTTGTCGCCGTCTTTGTAGAAAGGGAAGGGCGGAAGAGGTTTAGCGTCATCGTAGAAATAAGTATCTCCATATTGATGCTTGTTTACATAATCTCTTACGGAAGCTAGAGATATACCCATCACACCAGTGCCGTCCTTACCCGTACCAAGATTGAAAAAGTATGCGTCTATCGCATAGATAATCAGCATCGGATTCTCAGTCAGGACTCCAATTGCACAAGCGAGAAGACTTTGAAAACCGAGCAAGGTAATGAGTAATTGCAAGGACGGCTTTCCCTGTAAATGAAGATGACACTTATCAGGAAAGTCATTACATAATTTCTTTATGTATGCGTTAATGATTGTAGTGGTGTACGGGTCTAATTTTTTAACGACCTCTCTGCAACGATCTGAATACACGGAGAGCGGAGCACCATCAGGTATCAAATTAGCAATGGCTTCATCAATCGCAACTCCCATTTCATCAGGAAGGGTGATGGTTTCAATGTCACTCCATGTTATAAGATGGGTGAGAGCGTACTTTTCATCAGCTGAAATTGTTCTTGCGTCGAGTCTTTCAATGGTATTGATATAGGTATCGTATGTCATGTTGATTCCTTGTTTAATTTGCGGACTTGCTAACTAAGAACGAAACCAGTGTCGCTGTTGTGATTCCGTTGTCGGTCATGGTTTTGTAGATTGTTTCCATAATTTCCGTAATGTTACTATTACTTTCTGTTGCGTTGGAAATAACAGGAGTTTCTTCTGTACTAGAAGGTGTTGCAGATTCCTGCGGTTCATTCTCCTGTGTCGTAACAACTTCAGGTTCCTGTTTCTCAGGTTCAACAGGTTCAGGTTTAGGCGTCTCGGCCTGAAGTTCTTGGATTTTCTGCTCTTGTTCCTGCTGTTTCTTCTCTGCTTCGGCCTTCTCTTTTGCGTAGTGATTTGTGAGGAAATCTGCTACAGCTTTACTGCAAACCTTATAGTCATCCGTTTCAACCATTTCTTTTGTTAACGCAACAGCCTCGGGGGATGCCTTCTTGATGTGGTTACCAACGAAGTCAGCAACGACAATGAAGTCTTGGCACAGTTCGGGGTAGAGCTTTGCTTTCTGAGAAACACGCTTGGAGATACGAGCGTAGAGTTCTTCGAGCAGCAGGACGGAACTGTCAACAGTTTGTTTGCCGGGGTTCTTGGCCGGGAGTGCTTTGATGATGTCGGTGATAGCGGAGATACGAAGGGCAGTGTATGTGAAGTGTTTACGTGTAAACATATAAGTACCTTTAAAGAAAAAGGACAGGAACTTTGTGTCCTGTCCTTGGTTGAGATAAAACTAGAAGGGTTCAAATTCGTTTGAGATACAAATGATTGGCGTAGTCAACCTTGATCATGTACAGATCATCAGATGGAAGGGTTCCATCTAAAACGGTGATGTAAATTCCTGTCTTGATTTTCTTGCAGAGATAAGCGCATATCCTTGCGAGGTTTACGCAACTCAACTCAGCAGGAGCGGAAGCTAAAACTGCGTTGACGTATTCAACGTTAGGACATTGAACAAGTAAAGCAGGGAAGTTGGTATCTATATAAGTTGCTAGATACATAGACAGTTCTCCTTGATTACGTAATCAAAGTAGGTGCCCAGTTTCTTTGCTAACTCCTTGGCTAAGTCTTTGGCTAAGGATGTTTCAAGGATACCCAGCTTGTTTGCGAAGTCATCTCCACCGAGTTCGGTGAGGTTTACTTCGTGGTTGTATTCGTCTTCGTACTCCGAGTAGTAGCCGACATCCCAGTCGATGTCGAAGTCAACAATTGTTCCTTTGCCGTAAGGTCTACGGAAGAACCACAACTTGCAGGACGGAAATCTACCAGCGATCTTTTCCTGCTCTCCGAAGATGCTAAAGAAAACATCAACTCCAAACTCAGGGTCGTTTTCAAAACCGCAAACGTCTGAGCATTCGTGAGTCTCAGCAATGAGCTTGTACTTTTCGTTAAGGTTTGCTTCGTTCCAAATGACGGGTAATAACATTTCGGTTCTCATAATTAACTCCTCATAAACCAAGGTTCCATTGCGCCGTAATGGGTAAGTTTCCAGTCTTCACCAACAACCCATAACCCCAAGTCATAGAAGTCTCCGATGTTCGGGTCTTCAGTAGCACCGACACCAACTCCGATGCCACTTGTGATTCCTTTCATTGCGCAGATCAAACCGACAAGTCTTCCGAATGCGTACAGAGGATCACCGATAGGGTCTCGATAAAACTTCTTAGCCATTCGCATCCATTCTTGGAGTTCTGAATAACCGTTCGACCAATGCACATAGATGTAAGGAACTGGATTGCCTTGAGAAGGTCTTTCAAAAGCGATGATTAAATTTTCGGACATGATTTACTCTATGACTTCCATGTAAACACCGGCTCTCAGTGCGTCTAGGATGGCGTCGATTTGTTTCTTTGTTAGGGATTTACTGTCGCCGTATTTGTCATGACCAATGAGCAAGATGTTTCCTGCAAGATCACGACCGCCAATGCGAGTGACTGCAATAGGTAAGCCGTTGATCAAACCCTCGTCGTCAACGTATCCGTCAACGACCTGATCACCAAACTGAAGTTCGACACAATCGAAACGTTCACAACCAATGAGGCGATACATTTCATGGATGTCGTCGTTGTATGTAACGAAGCTAGATTTAGATGTCTTTGCGATAGGGTCTACAGAAATGAGAATGCCTGTGATTTGTTTTGTGTTTTTCATAATGCAATGCTCCAATAAAAAAGCCCTTCGTGTGAAGGGCGTTATCTCCAATTAAGTTTGTAACCGTCACCGTACAAGGCGAGTGACATTCGGTAGACGGTGTAGAAACGCATATCAGTTCCTACTCCTCTGACACGAAAGCCTAAGTTTCCTAGGTACTTTGTTTGGAATAACAGTGCTACCATGACCGTGATGTCATTGCTTTCCGAGTTGATCACTCGTACAGTGCGAGACATTCCACTCCTAGCGACGCTAGTTATCTCGACGGTAACCTTTGAACCAACAGGACAGCGAAGCTGGAGCCTACGGATAAGTTCTTGCTTGTCTTTCTTGTTCATACAAACTCCTTGATTACTTCAACAACACACCACACTCCAAAGAGTGCGAAGATGACGGGGTAAATCTTTGCTTCGAGACGATTGATCATCTCGTCATATTCACGATCACTCATAACGAACCCTCCATGAACTCAACATCGAAACCGTGATCGTTGAGAACTCCGGCAATTGCGTCACGATAGGAAAAGTGTTCACCTTTACCTTCGTCTTCGAGGAACTCGTTGATTGCTCCAATCTCAACGGTTTCCATGTGACCGCAGACTTCAACCTGAACAAGCTCAGGGTCACCGTAGATAACACAGGTGATCTCGTCTAACTTCACACCTTCAGGTTCGTAGAAGTCAGCACCATCGAGGTGAATCTTTGCGAATACTTTGTGAGCACACATGATTAGAACTCCTTAAACAGCTTGTTGATTTCGTAGAAAGAACGAAGACCTTTCGGGCCATACTTTTGGAGAGCGTCCTTGCGGACGTTTTCGGAATGAATGCAGTCAGTGACCAGCTCTTCCATTGCTTCCTTCATTTGACGAAGGCTGTGCCATGCACAACGGAATGCAGGATGGAACTTGATTGACTTTTCCGTGGACGGAATGGATGCAGTGCAACTGATGCAGAAGAAATAGTTCTTCGATGGTTGCAGCACATGGATCGTGAAATTACCAAGAGGGGAAATAACGTCGTAACCACGGTCGGTTTTGACATACTTTGCAGTCATGATGTCCTCCTATGGACAGATAAGAAAAAAAAGCCATAAACACTCATGTGAATGCGTATGGCTTTGTCCCCTCGTT